CCAAGCGTTAAAGTCATCTATACTATTAACAGTCTGCATAGATGAAAATGCTTCAAATAAAGCCATTAACATATCTGGATCATCGTCAGCAATATCTAGTATAGCTTGTATAGACTCACGAGTGTCTACCATTTCTTTATTAAGTGTCTGTCTAAGATATCCTCTTTTTTGACCCGCACCTAATTCTGCAAAGTTTTGTGATTTAATAATTCTAGCTTTTTTAACTTCAGTAAGTAAGAAAAACATTGTATCTCTTACCTGTTCTAGTGGTCCATCTACGTCTCTTACATCTACAAAATCAAATATTTCTCTGACACCAGTACTTAAATCACGCACTTGCTGTAACAAAGTACTAATAAGCATGTCAGCTACAACTACATTTTTACTTGTAAGTGTCTCGATTGTATCAACTAAGTTACCATCTATGTCAGTAAGATCATAAGTATCTCTAGATTGAAATAATTCTTGTACATAATCTGCTGTTGACATCTCAGCCGCATCTCTACCTAGTGATATACGCTGATGTGCAGCTATAGAATCTCCAAAAGCATCTACTAATGATATTTTCTTTTTGTTTATATCATCAAGAATCTTTTTAAATTTATTTTTACTGTACAGTTTAGATAAAATATCCTCTACAACTTCTTCAGTGTAGTCACTATACATAGCACCACGCTCTCGTTGCATCGGTCTTATCAAGTTACCAGCTGATCCTTCTGCTGCATCAAACTCATTACGTATTCTTTTCTGATTTGTAAATACATCATAAGGGTCATCTACTGATAAATGTGCACCTTGATGTGAGTCCGCTAAAGGTCTATTTTTACTTGCTCTAAAACCTTCTTCGTATGCTCGTAATTCGTCTAAACCTTTTTCTGTTGTTCCACTAATAATACTTTTATTACGTTTTTGTACCATTTCTACTATAGGTTTAGATCCTTTACCTATAGCCATAGCTACGCCATCAAACACAAGACCTATTCCCATACCTTCTACGATGTTTTTAAATTTCATCATAATAGGATGGTCAGCTTCTTTTGTGCTTAGTGGTGTATCTATTAAGCCATAGTGATCTCTAAGTGAACCTAACGCATTTTCTCCGTCAGATTCTTTAGATACAAGGTCAGATATAGCACCTATTCCAGCTGCACGTACAAGACTGGGAGCACCTAATAATTTAGTAGCGGCTACACCAGCTATAGGTATACCAGCAGCGACTGCACCTTTTGCAGCTAATACTGTACCAGCAGCTAGTGTACCAAAATGTACCGTACCTCGAGCTAGTTTACCCCACCATGTTTTTGTAATGATTGGGTTATCGTAAGAGTTAAAAGGAGACCAGTCAGGTTTATAGAATCCCTGCTCTCTTTTCTCCTTAACCATATTACCATTTACAGCGTCGATGGTACGCTCAGGAAATGTAGCAACGGAGGAGAGAGTATCTTGTATTCCACCTGTAACAACTGACTGTAGTTCTTTAGCAACAGCTTTCAGACCCCATCTTTCTTCGTTTCTAGGATCATCTAATTCAGCTTGTGTTTGCTGATCTTGTTCGCTAATATTTTGTTCTACTTGTCTAGCTTGTTCAGCCTGATCTATTTGTTGATCTAACGATTCAGCGGCGTTTAAGGCAGGCGACGTATATGACGTCTCTACATTATACTGTTCTTCTTCGTTCATAATTCCTCGTTCATAAGTTCTTCAAATAACGTGAAGTTTATATATTTAGGTTGATTTACACCTTTAAAATAATTAACATCTAATCCTATAGATTCTGCAAAATCTTCACTTACATTAAATTGAGAGTTAAAGCTAGGATCTAATCCCCAAAACATTTTGTCATTATATAACTGCCTATCTTGTAAGGCGTCAAATGCTTTCTTCTGAAACTCTGCGTCAAACTTACCATTCTGAAAATCAAGGTCTCCGAACTCTTCTCCTTGGTCAGGAACAAGAGAAAGTAGCTGTGCTTTAGTAAAACCAAAAGCTCCCAGACCTGATTTGTGTCCATATCCATTATCCCAAGCTGCAATCACTTGTGGGAATGTAAGTTCTTGTAAATTGTTTATAGATGTCCTATTTTTACCAGCGTCGATAGTATTATATCTTTCGTCTGGTAAATCAGATCTAAGATATGCATATCTAGTATGGTTAGATTCATAATACCAGTCAGTATTCTCACCTAATTCATAAAATCCTCGTATAATTTTACCATTTGTAGGCTTATATAAAAACTTTTCAAGTGTAAAACTGTTATCTATATTATCTTTTTCTGGGCTAGTTACTTTAACATCTTTAGGTAACATACCAAGCTTATCAAGACGTAACAGCATCAGTTCATGACTGCTATACCCCGGTAGATCGTTTGCTATTTTAGCATAGTAAACAGGAAATGTCGCCCCGGGCACATTATTGATATAGTCTAGAGCCTGTTTCGCTGCTCCTATATCTTCTCCGTCCCAAAACTTATCGCTGTTTAACATCTGTACAGGATTCTTATTTACAGCACGTAAAGTATTTAACAAGTCTCTATCTAGCTGTGTTTTAACGGATCTTGGTTGAGACTTTTTATAAAATAGAGTATCTTTATAATCGACACGTAATCCGCCTTCGCCTTTTGCATTACTTATAGCTTTAACTTTTGCTAATGCGACAGCAGCTGCATCTTCTGCACTACTTGCCCCGGGTAATGCTTTAAGAAATTCATTACGAAAATACTGTTTAGCACTTAATTGTACATCTTTTAAATCATCAACGTGAAGAGTTTTAGTTTTACCCGCATCTCCAAATAAACTTCTGATGTCAGCATCAACTAATCCTTCGTAATCGCTTACAACACT